AGAGTCGCCTTGCCTAAGCATATAGTCAATCGTTGAATCGTCAGCCCAAAAGCCGCCGCTAGGTGGATCGCCAGCGCCAACAGGACCGCTATTATAATCTGGCCCCCACGAATTCATGATGAACCCGCCAGGCCTTTTTGTTTGATACCCGATCAATGCCATGCAATGGTTCCACACGCCACTAGCGGCCGCAAAACCGTCCTTGTCGCGCGCCGATTTAAAGCCTCGATTACTGCATATCGCAATACCATAACCGCTGGCCAATGCCTTGCGCGCTGACGCCCAGTCTCGAACTAACGTAATTGCGCCGACAAGATGTTCCCGGCATTTTGGCTCGAGATCATCAGGTATGCCGGTGTTACCCCATTCTTTGCAACGCTTGACAGAGTAATCGCTTAGATCATATTTACCATGAATTCCGCGATTGATTACTCCATATTGTCGCGCGCATTCCGCCGCCCATGCGCCGACAGATCCATCGCCATTTTTGATGCGGCCTTTACCAATCTCGACTCGAGAACCCCCGTATATTTGTTCCTGCACCAAATTTGGAACCCTATTACTTTGCGCCGCAAGAGTCGCTTCAATCGCGCAAACCGTGCCAAAACCAACGCATGATCCAATGGATCCTTGACTAAGGCTAGGCCATTTCTTGCCGGTTTTGTTTTCATAGTTTTTCCACAAAAATACTTCGGCTGGCAATTCGGATTCTGGCACGCCTCCCGCCGGAGTCATGCCAAAAATGGGCATAGGTTGCAGCATCGCAACCTCTCCCACGGCCTCCGGATCGTCAACCCAACCGGGAATATAACTCATGATAATTTCTCTAATGCCGCAACAACCCTAGCCATGATGTTACGGATTTTGCCGCGTATCTCGCTGGTCAATAAGGTTTCTGGCGCATCGCCCAACGTCTGCCATTCGGTTGAAATTCGTTCACGTATTGTCAGCAACTTGTCATCGGCCAATCGTTTGCGTCGAGCGGCCAGTAATGCCGCATGGAATGCCCCAAAATCAACGATCTTCGGATCATCGACCAAAGTGGCACCATCTCGATAGGTTGCGATCAACGCGTCTTTGCTGGTCTTGGAATCAGGTTCTTGGAGTGCTCCCCATATGTTCTCCAGCGCAACCGCCAGCGGATCGTTCGGCGGTATTGGCGCAATGTTGCCAACGGTCACGATGCAAATTGACGGATCAGAAGGGACGTCGCCAGCGGCGGTGTATGCGATGAGTCGATAATCGCCGGGAATCATTGCGGAAAAGATTGCGGTTTTCGTCGATTCCATCACGATCAGATCCGCATCGGAAGACGCCAAAAACCATTTTACCGCCTTCTGTTCAGTCTTGGCGGTAATTTGAATCAATCTGCCAGGCTTCGCATTCAGCGTTGCTGGTAACTCAACTTTGGGCGATTGGACCAACAACGATAACAAAATAAATAGCATAAAAGACTCCTAGGTACTTGTTGCCCGCATATTCACGTTATAGTTGTTTTTGTCCATTTTTGTTTTTGTGGCTTGAAATTCCAGCCACCAACCGCCAGCAGGCCTTGCCGCGCGGCCTTTCTCAACATGCCAACCATCGCCCGATTCGTCTTTCCACGCCGAACAACGCAAAAATAGCTGGTGCGCTTGTTCGACTTTGCCGTGTTCGGTTAATCGATGGATGACGTTTGAATCTGAATTATGTCGATGAATATGCCCGCTAACATAAACATCGGCTTGATACATACCGCGCGTGCGGGAATGGTCAATTAGCCCGCGTGTGACCTCTCCACCGCCTCCATATCCATGATGGTAATGTAATCGAGTCAGCGCCATTTTTTTATCGTTACCGCAAAACCGATGGCGGAATAGGACATATCCCCAGTATGGACCGCATTCAACATTTGATCCGGCTGACCGCAAGCCGCCAACTAATCTTTGCAGTAGGTCAACTTCATGCCGTTTCTTAACGCTGGTTTCGTGATTGCCGTATGACATAATCGCAAGAATTGAGACGTATGGCTTGAACCATTCGATCGCAGTATTGACCAATAGGTCAAGGTAATTACCGCCTCGATGTTCTTCTCGCAATGTATCGGATGACGCGCGCGGATCCCATTTCCCTTGCATGGCGTCAAAAATGTCGCCAAACAAGCAAACAGGCGATTGGCTAGCCAACGCCTCATCCAATACTTTTTTCAATTGCAAACGCAAACAATGTGACGAATCCCAATGGATATCGGATAACAATAATACTCTGCGTGGTTGACCGTCTGTTATTTTTCCGTGCTCAATATTCATCCGAAGGCAATGAGTATCGGTACGATCTGTTTTCCACCATGCCTCAGTCATAATTGCCTCATGCTCTGGACGGCGGATCTTTCGGTAATGTGGCGCGTGCTATCGCGCCAATTTCAGCGGCCATCGCCTCTTGCGTGTCGGCTATGGTTTTCAGTGTTTTGGACATTGAATCCAAGAATTCAAAATGTCGATCACGTAACGGCAAAACAAGATGCATAGCTATCCATTGCGACGCGGTCCAAAAGCCGTATCCGATAGCGACTAGGCTTGCGGTAGGCAATCCAACCGTCTGTATCCAGTTTGGATCCATGGTATTCTCCTATTTGATTCATCATTTTATTGTACCACGGATGCTTTTTTCAATATCGTTAGGCCATTACAATGCAAAACCTGTAAGGAAATTGACCATGTTTTTCTTTCATTTTGCAAAAAATCAGCAATCGCTTGTTTTAATCCAGTTTTGTTAGGTTGCTGAATCGCCTTGTCTGACGCATGCGGATAACGTGGTTCATCGACCATGCCATAGGTTTCGGTATCGTGCATGATGATATAACCATCGGGATTGACGTGTGGCGCGTGCATTGCCAGTTCGGCGCTCAATTGAGCGTATGAATGCCAGGTATCGATCATGATAAGATCTGTGCGTTCTATCGGGCATTCCAGCACGTCGGCGCGCCAGAACGTGAATGATATCTTTTCTGTTTCGGCGGCGTATGAATGTTCGAGCGTATCGACCGGCAAAATGTCATAGCACACAAGTCGTTCTGGTCTAGCCGCCAGCAGTCCCCACGTTGAAATGCCTTGTCTAAATCCAAATTCTGTTATGTGCTTTTTGCCTTTAGCGAACGCGTAGATTGTGTCAATGTGGTCAAAAATATCGCTAGGAATATTTCTTGCGTCCCAAAATCCTCTAGTTATGTCACGCAAGGCAAATACTCCAGATAGTTGTATTTCCATCGAGGAACCAATTGGATCGCCCCTTGTGGCATTGTACCGTTTTGAATTGCGCTATTGACTGTTTGTTTGGCTAGTTCGGATACGTCGCCTGAGCCCCAACCAGAAGCGTGATACCCGCCTCCAGACGTGCCCCAACGATAAATATAGAACTGATGGCCTTGCGGAATCGATTGCGTGAATGGGCCAAAATGATGCGCCAATCGAGACATCAATCCAAGATCGATTGTGCCGCGATCCTCATTGACCGTGTAACCATCAACCGCCCAAAAAGCAATATTTGTTAGCATTAAATTGCAGTGAAACAAATTGCCAGCCGGAATAATCTTGCGCTCTTCTTGTTCGTAATACGCAATGTTTGTGTGAAACAAGCCGTGCTGGTTGAGCCGTTGAACCGAATAGGTTAACCGATGAGGTAAATAAATATCATCGTCTTCCCACACGGCAAAAACGCTACCGGTCGCATGCCTGGCTGTTTCGTTAAACTTATGCCCTAGCGGGACAATTCTATTTTTGACGTTGATAATTTTAACGTCTGGATGATCGAAAATCAGCGTTTGATCAGCCAAATCGTTTAGGATGACCAATTCCTTTTCGCCCTGATAATCTTGCGTCAGAAACGAAAATATAGCCTCTTCCAGGCATTGAGGCCTGCCATACGTTGGGCACAAACACGAAACTTTTGGCAACATCAATCATGCGCCTTGATTGGTGGAATGTGCGAATAGTCACGGGTAAATATGTCGGGATAAATGGCAAGCACATCACGCTCGACGTTTAGCCGTTGATCGAGCGGAAGTCCTTTGCCAAAATATTCACGCAATTGAGGCACGTTCCAATCGCATTCATATCCAGCGATTAGGTAATTGCGCATCTTGTCATTGAGCGTAAGCGCATATGTTATTTGTCGGCCAAATCGATCAAATCGATGGCACCAACCGAGTGCCCGATGGAATAATACCTTCCCGCCATTGCGCCTAACCTTGTCGTGAAGGTAAATTTCTTCGCCTGCAAAACCTTTAAAATGCTTGGAAAATCCGGGGTATTCCGATCGTTGCATGAATGAATATGCGGATCCATGGGCGATAATTTCACGAACCGGATCAGGGGATGTATTGACGTGCCACACGCCGAAAAAATGCCCGCGTAATTCTGGTAGCAGTTCGGTTGCAACCATTCCGCCAGATTCGTTGAGCAATGGGCCGCACCAAAGATCCTTGCCAATGGCATTAGTATCTATGCCGTGCATAAGGTATTTAATTGTGTTTGTGGCGAGTAAAACATGCGAATCGACCAAAAGCACATAATCGCCTTTTGCGTGTTCCCATACCGCATCTTTGGCCCTTGCTGGCCCTTGCGCGCGTCCGCTATGCACATACCTGGCATTGGCCAACGCGCAAACGTGCTGAAGTTTTGATTGCGGTTCGGGCATATCATCAACGACAAGCAATTCGACGGATGAATCTTGAATGTGATTCATTCGCAATGATGACAAGGTCCACCATGCGCCTTCCGGATCATCCCAATTGGCCATGCCTATCGTCAATTTCATTGTTGTTCTCGTGACTGATAATCATTGCAGTCTATACAATTTTGTAGGGATTTATCCCTTGCCGAGATCCTGCATTCGCCATGAATGGCGCATGCGTGCTTAATGGCTAGCGTTCCGCCGCATCCGCAAGACGGTTTATCCTCGAGTGGATTGCCTAGATTTTTGCATGGATTGACCATAAGCAATTTAATTTTACGCAATACTTCAAGCTGTTCGGCGGTTGGCTGAATGTTTTGCGCTGGCGGAGTCGCACCCGTAGTCGTGACCGATGTCGCCACGGTTGCCGGATCTCCGCCCCAGAGAACGCGATATCTTGAGTCGTGGTCGTAGAGCCAGCAAAGTCGGCATCCGTCGCGCGATGGTGTGTGGTTGCAGGGTTTCATTGCGTAACCACCATTTTTATGACTCCATCAGCTATTGCCCCATAATAAACTGCAGTATTGTCACAATATGGATAATTTTCATTTACGGTTTTGCACACTGAAACTGGCAATCCATTTAATCCATACGCATCTGTTGCAACATTCATAACAAAAGGATTGCATTGTGATGTAACAGTATTTGCCTTGTCATCAAAATAATGAGACGCCAAAAGAATGTCGCCAACACTGCTTGTGTGCCTGCTTCCTATTGGAAATTCAAAAATACATAAAGAGTCATCGCATCCTGAACCGTTATATAATGATTTTTTATGATCCGTATAAAATCCAACAGAATAACTTATTTGACAAAATTTAAATGGAACAGGGTAACCAGAAGGGGCTTTTTCAGAATATAATTGTAAATTAAATCCTAAATATAAATTACTATTGCAATCAGTTTTTTTTGTTGCGTTGCAATCAGGAGCGCTGCCAATAGGTCCAAAATAACGAGAATACGAAACAACATTTGTGCATAATAATTTTTTGCCATTAGGTGCCAAATAATCATCACTCATTGACCAAATATGATAATTCCCACCACTAGTATAATAATTTAATTCCACTGATATTCCATCAATACAAGGCATAACTCCATTAGGATCGGTCAATGTCACATACAATTTTTTTGGTATTTGGCAACACCATGGGCAGCAATCATCAACGCCGCAGCACTTCGTGCACGTCAGCCGTTTGCAAGCTGGCGTCGCTATCTCCCCATCCGTAGTGCCATTGCTGGCAGGATACGAGCACGAACACCCCGTCGAGCACGTGCCGTTACCGCCAGAGACTTTGATCCATTTTGAAAGATCTGCGCGCCATTGCCACGTGCATGAGCCAGTGCAGGGTTGCTCGGTTGTGGTTGTTGTCGTGGTCGATGATGTGCTGCTAGTCGTGGTCGATGATGTCGTGGTGCCCGTGCTGGTCGTTGTTGTCGTGGTCGGCGGCGCAGTGCTAGTTGTAGTCGTAGTTGTGCTGGTTGTCGTTGTCGTAGTCGTTGTGGCCGGAGTATCTTGGCACGGCAGCGTTACTTCCTGACCTTGAGATGAGCCTGAAAAAGATGGCGGAGGTGGACAATAACAACCCGGACTTGTGCAATCGGAAAAAAGAAATATCCAATGATCAGGGACGCCCATCTCGCCCTGCGACCAGCTCCATGTACATCCGCTACACCCAGGTGGCCCGGTCGTCGTTGTGCTGGTCGTGCTCGAGGTCGTCGATGACGTGGTCGAGCTGGTCGAGCTTGATGATGAGCTCGAGGAGCTCGAGGACGAGCTACTACTTGACGAGCTCGAGGTCGTTGGAGGCATCGTACTCATCAGTACATGCCTCCCGTGGAGGTCGTGCTAGTCGTCGTTGGTGCCGCAGTGCTTGTCGTGGTTGTCGTTGTGCTGGTCGTTGTAGTTGTGCAATAGTAGGCGCAAGGTATGCAAATAGTCGTGTATACCGGCGTAATCGTGCCATCGACGCAATTAATTGCGCTAACATAATCAAGGGTTAAAACAGAACAAGTTGTTGTTGTTCCAGTTGTGGCGGCGGAATAATCAAATTCCCAAAGATTCACCACGCAACCAGAACCAGACAAGAGCGACGTATCAGCTATGCCACGCGGCCTCAATCGAACAAACGTATCTGTCGGTACAGTAGCCGATTTATTCATCTCAATTGCGTAATTGTCGGTACTTGTTCCAGCTTTTGCGCCAGTCGGAACCTCAAATCCATTGCCGTTTTTAAGCGGACGAACTTCAACCCACGTATAAAATTTGGTCGATGATATTGTAAAGTTGCCAGTTATTTTTGCGGTAATGTATTCGTCGCTTAAAAAACGAATTGAATATCCGCCGCCTGGCGTTTCATCCACAATCAATCGAGGATCGCCGCTAACAATTTTCATGATTAGTCCGGATTTGTGAACAGCAATTGGAACGGATACGATGGATACAATGGCTTGCCGCTATTTGAATTTTCCACGTAATAATGATTGTTGTCGAATCCAGCCAAAACAAGGTTATGCCCGTTGGTCATGTTGTTGAGATTTGTCACGGTATACGCGTTTTTAGGCTCAATATCTTTCAACAAAACATGAAATGTAATGTCGCATAATTTGTTTTGTGAAGGCAATCCACCCAATCCGCCATTCCACGGAGTAGATTCTGGAAATGGCGGAGAATAAACACGGGTGACTTCAGCGCCAACTAATAACAATTTTCCGCCTTCGTGCCCTAAAAATGTGTCGTAGTTAACATGACCTAAACATTTATTGATGTTTGAATTTGTGCTAGTAACGTAAGAATATGGCACGCAATACCATTTCATTTCAAGCGCCGTCGATTGCATAAGAGATCGAATTTGACCGCCTGAAACCGTTTTATCTTGCATGCCCAAAGCATTGTTGGCATCCATTTTCCAAACTAATTGACCGCCTACTGCGGTTATATATTCCGCTGACGGCTTGTACAATATTTCAAAAAATCTTGCCCATTCAGGAAAATAAATATCATTTTGAGCAACATTACTTTCGTCACGCCAATCGATTTTATTTTGAACTAAAGTTGTATCTGCTCTAACCGCATATGATCTAGGCGTAAATTCAATTGTCAATTCATATTTGTTGTATCGAGCATAATTTTCTAACACCGGCGATTGGACGAATGTTCCTTCCGCAACATTGTCCAGCGCGTTATATTTCGCAAAAAATTCCAATCCCTCAATTGATGAAATTCGTTCGGCGTAAAGCCATGGGAATTGCGGATGAGCAACTGGCAATATTCGTTCTATTTTTTTATTTCCGGCTTGAGCATATCCAAGAATTTGTTTGCACGCGCTTTCCATTCTGGGTTCATCAATGACAAGCTTCATCGTGGCTCGTCCGCCCTCCATCAAACTGAAACCAGCTACCGATGGATTTCGTGATGCAATGCGTTCTGTGGCCTCATTTGCGTAATTCAATGCCATTATGCCCGCCCTCCAGCAAATACCGGTTTAACGGCTTGAGGAGCTGGCTTTTCCCCGTTTTGCTTTAATGCCTCGACCATTGCGTCTCTGACATTGTTTTTGATCACATCGGGAAGTCCAGCCACGTTATCGACCGCTTTTTGATTTTGTTTTTCTTTCATGTCCGCACCCGTGGACGTGGCCACAAATGCGCTCAGAAGCGTTTCGCGTGTCAAGTCGGCGATTGACTTAAACGCGGGATTTACTGCGGCCGCAAGGCCTTCAGCGCCCGCCGGTTTGCCCGCCTTGATTGCGTTCTTCATGTTGTCGCCTAAAAACTTTTGCGCCTCGACCAATCGATTAAGAACGGCGTTGAATTGGTTTTGATCAATCTTTTTGTCCTTGAGATCTTTTCGAGCCTTGTGAACTTCGGTCAGCGTTTCATTGAGTGCTTGTTCTCCGCCCTTGACCATACCGTCTTGATCTTTTGCGCCAGACTTTACAAATTGATCTCGCATTTGGCTAAGATCAATCATGTTTTTGAGCATTTCTTTTTCTGTCGATCTTCCTTCCATGACGGCAGCCGGTTCTTTAAATCCGGCTTGCTTGTCAGCCTCTTCAAGTTTTGTTATCTCATCAATTTTGCCTTGCAATTTTGCTTTCATGACTTTTGGATCAGGTAGAATTCCAAGCAACCGCTCTTGTACGGCTTTATTCATGCCAACGGCTTCGATGTTAATTAGATTGTTGACCTTGTCTTTTGCCGCTCTTTCCTTTTTCGCCGAATCCTCAATTTGTTTTGTTGATCTAAAAAAGTTGGCAAAAAATGATCCAATGTCTTTAAGTGAACTGTTATTCGCTGCTGATTGATCAGCTATTGCGCCTTGCCTAGTTGCCGCGTCAATCATTGATTTAATGTACATTTCAATAAACGGAAGCATGCGCTCAAAAGCTTGAGTCAATTTGTCAATATTCTTAATCAGCAACGATCCGATACTTTCAGCCATGCGTTTAAATAGTGGAGCCATTGTTTGCAGAATTGGGCGAAGCGTATTGGCAAATTCACGCACAACGCTTGTGGCGACTTGAACAATTGGCATGAAGGCTTCGCCGAATACCGCCATCAAATCGCGCATAGCCAAATCAAACGCAACCATAGCCGCCGGATTGAGCGTTTCAACCGCTCCACGGATCTGGCCGATAAGTCCTGGTATCGCCTCGAGCGGATTGACTAGCACGTTTTCAATAGTTTTCGTTACCGACTTGAATGCGTTTTGTACTGCGTTCTGTGGTGTTTTTGCTGATTTTGCTGATATGCCAATAATTGCAATAGCTGCCGCAATCGCATCCGCAACCATTTCCATTTGTTCGGCAACCATATCGAGCGGAACCATAAATGCTTCAAGCACGCTTGATATCGCATCGACAATTTTTCCCAACATTTGGAACGGCATTAAAACAATTGTCAGTAATTTGCCCAATAACTTTAGCGCAATCATTATCGGGCTGATTGCGATGGCCAGTTTTAATAATCCGGCAACCGCATTTGCGATCGGCTCGAGCATGCCGCCGATGGCTTTGAAAACTGCATCCAGCGGCGCAACAGCAATCGCCACGGCTTTAGCCACTTCAGCCATCAATCGAGCTTGTAGCGCCAATCCTGTGAAGGCCTTGCCCAATCCGCCGATCGATTCCATCAACGCGCCCAATCCGCCGGTTGGAACTGGTGCGGCCGTTGCTGGTATTGCTGGTTTTGTGGCGGTTGGAACTGGTGCGGCCGTTGGTGCAGAAGTTTTTGGTGCGGCCGATGGCGTGACCGTCTTGACTCCATTGATTGCGTTGCTGACGGCTTGCAACATCGATGTATAGTGGTCGAGAGCGGCGATAAGCGGCTGAAGACCGCCGCCTCCGCCGCCCATACCGCCAGCCATCATGTCAATTGCGCCCGCCATTTTTTTTACTCCATGCCGCGTTAAGTTCGTCCATCGAAATTCCTAACGCAACACCCATTGACAGATATTTGGCTTTAGCCTCAACGATTCCGGATTCGCGTTTCGATGGAGCCAGACTTCCAGGTATCGACTTCGGTACTCCTCGATCATCGCGTTCCTTGCCGTAGATCCTCCAAATTTGATAGTCTGTCAATTCCGCAATCTGATCCATCGATAACAAATACGGCTGATCCGTAAGGCTGGCGACAACCGCCAGCGCGTTAACTACTCGGAGATTTCGTTCTTGCCCCGGATCTCCGCCGTCCGGGTCGAACGGAAAGACTCTGTGAAAATCTGGCCCACAACAGCCGCAATTTCTTCCGAATACTCAGCAACTAGGCGATGGCCTTCGTCAAGACTAATACCCGCCATTAGGTGAACCAAATTAGCAAGGCCATCCGTCGAGGTTAGGAATCCGCGACAATTGACGCCGCCAAACGCAAACGCGCCGGAACTGATCCGGTCCATATACGCGCCATAAGCCAATTTGAATTCTTCATCGCCCATGTCGTTTTTGTCGCGGAACAATTCTGTTCTCGCGCGACTTTGGACAATACGCTCGATTCCGCTTTTGATCTTTTGCGTCAACAAGCCAAATTTGTATTCCTTATCGCCGATCACGGCAATAATTGGCGCGGCATTACCGCCTAACGATTGACTCATACTCATATTGCAATAGCCTCTGTGTTAGCGTCATCGCCCAATTTAAAATCACCGATGACTACTAAATCAATCGTACACTCTACCACGCCCTTGACGTTTGTTGTTACCGACATTTTTTCAATTCGAGCCATGACTTGGAAAAAATAATAAAATTCAGGATCAAGGTATAATTTGACCAATAGATCATCGCCAGTGGCGAGACCATAACCATACCCAATGATAGACGATGGATATGGTCCAGATAATGATATGGTGGCTGTTCGCATACCGACGATTGATTTGAACGTTTGCTGATCATAATCAGAAACGTCAATTCGTTCTCCATCGACATTGAGTTTCCATTCCGTCATCGGAAGGAAAACAGTGCCAAAGGAAACGGATGCGGTGCAGCCACGGTAAAATGCCATGGCAATACCTCGTCAATATGATATTGAAGAAAATGAACCGTTGCTTGACGCGGTATAGCTGATTTGAGCCACGCCTTTCACGTTAACATCGACTTTGATCGATGAAATGCGTGCCGTTACTGTAATTGATGGCGCGCCCGCATCGCTGGATGCAACTAAAATAAACGCAACAGACGCTCCAACGCTTGCGCCAGCGCTGCCGTCATATGGTCCGGATGCGGTAATTTCCGCGCTAAAAACACCGGGATAGTTACTTTGATATCCAGCGTCGCTAAAATTGGTCGTATCAATGTTTTCACATTTGATATCGATCGACCAATCGGTCAGCGGCTGAGTTGCGCCATTAACCGAAACAGATCCAGTCTTGCCAGCGTAAAACGCCATCGGATAACCTCCATCAATAGGTTATTGAGAATGTGCCATTGCTCGACGCGGTATAACTGATTTGAGCAACGCCTTTTACGTTAACATCAATTTTGATAGACGAGATTCGAGCGGCTACCGTGTAAGATGGCGCGCCCGCATCGGTTGATGTGGCCAGCACAAAGTTACCGGACGTACCAACAGTTGATCCAGCGCCGCCGTCGTATGGTCCCGATGCGGTAATTTCGGCTCCACCAACACCAGCAAGATTTGTCTGATATCCAGCGTCGCCGAAATTGGTTGTGTCAATGTTTTCTGATTTGATATCGATTGACCAATCGGTCAGCGGTTGAGCCGTTCCGCCAATAGTAACCGATCCGGTTTTACCTGAGAAAAACGCCATATCACTGACCTCCAATTAAAGCAATTTCGTAAGTACCCGTAACAGCACCATCCATATTGGTAATTTTAAAGTTTTTGTCAGTTGCGCTAACCGTGTGCGGCAAGCCATCACCGATAATAAAAAATCCGCCCGCTTCTACGATTAATGCCGGACTTGTTCCGCTCAATGGCCACGTTAGCGGATTGCTTGCGCCTGGCTCAAGCTTCATTCCGGTTGTCGTCGCCTTGAGCATAAACGCAATTACTTTAGTTAACGTCAAGGATTGGTTCAGGTAGTCGGTAACGCCTTGCAGATTGATCGTGACGCTAGCGCCGCCCGCAAGCGTGCCCTTGACGGCATAGATGCGATTGTACGTAGTTGTGCTAGGCGCAAGGGTTGCGGTAAGCTTGTCTGGCCCTTGCGAAGTCTTGACAAATCCGGAATTGGTCACGGATTGAGTCCAAGATATTTCGCCGACAATTGCAGAAATATCCACACTCATGATGTTCGCGCCTCCAGTTTTCGATATGTGATTGTCATGCCGCAAACGTCATAGTTATTGACGTTTCCGCTGACCGATTCAAACGCTGGTTGCATATCCAATTGCATCCCTATCACGTCAGAAACTCCGGTCAACGCTGGCTGATACAAAATCTTTTTGATGTTCTCACGGATTGTCAAATGAGCCGCAAGATCTGTTTCAAAAATTCTGTTACCAGCATCAACATAAGTCACTTGCACAGTGTAATCATAACATACGACGCCGTTAAAAGCTTCCAATCCGATTGTCTCGGTGCCAGGGGAGACGATAAACAATGGTAGCGTATCGGTCTCGATCATGATTGCGCGTTTGCGCAATTTTGTGTTTGCATACGTTACCGCAATTCGTGTTTTGATGGCGTTAAGAATATCATAAAAGGCACTCATAAACCGACTCCCGCATCGGCCGTGGTTTCAATTTCCCACATATTGCGTTGTACTGATTGTGTGACGTTATTGATTCGATATTTCACGTTAGCGGCGTCGGTCAATAAAGCGTTTATTTCAGGTGCCGTAGGGCATTCTTGGATCCATATATTCCAGCGTGTGATATTGCCGTAGCTGGTCAATGCGCCAGCGGATCCGATATCGACCAACGCTGGCAATCTCAATACCCGATAGATCGTCGTGGTTGTGGCCGCAAGCGTGGTTAGCGTGACGGTTTCCAGACCATCGACGATTAAATGATCGTTTGCTGGAGACCACGATAACGTCATCAAACGTCCTTCCAATTAAAAACGGGTTTTGGTTTTGGCGCTGGCTTTGGATTACGCGTATTTCACAACTCGCCATCCAGCAGCACCCGATCCGTTATCCGTCGAATCGTAAACCAGATCGGCCCATTCGTTAACCGTCAGGCTAACATGCGTGCCACTGTGCATGTAAATTCTGTTAGCCGCTGCACTGCCGGTGTCATTGTGCATTAGCCTTACCGTATTCGTTCCCACGGACACGAGTCTGATCATACGCCCATCGACATGAGCCCCGCCAGTCGGGGGAGCGATGCCGGTAATGTCTGATGCTGTCGTGCAGTTCAGCCGCTGGAATGCGGAGCCGGTGAGAACATAGTCATTTTGATTTGCTACAATTGCTGCGGGTGTCGAGGATGCGAACACCATCGACCCTTCAGTTTTGATGTATCGGGTCGCGTAAAAATGCTGCTGCACCGTGGATGAGTTGCCGACGACGACTGTATTGGCACCCTCGCCGATGGCAAGGTAGCCGATCACGATGCTGTTGGAATCGGAGTTGTTTAGACCTCTAGACGATGTGCCAATATACACACTATTAGCTGGTGTGGTTAATGCTGTGGAACCGTTGGCATGGAAGCGGCCAGCTTCGGCTCCGACAGCTACATTGTTTGCGCCGGTTGTAATTCCTGCCCCTGCAAAAGTCCCAACAATACTATTGTTATTTGCGGATGTAACGGCTACTCCCGCAGAATTTCCAACAAAAGTATTGCCGCTTGCAGTTAGTGCAAAGCCCGTATGATATCCGACACATACATTTTCAGAACCTGTTTTACATGCGTACAATGCAGCCCTTCCTAGTCCGACATTTTTTCCACCGGTAGTAACAACTAACCCGGCAAGGTTGCCAAGCAACACATTTTGTGTGCCCGTTGTCATTGCAGTCCCAGCAGTGTACCCGATGCTTACATTTTCAGATCCGCTAGTAATTGCAGCCAATGCAGACACGCCAACCGCTGTATTGGTCGACACGCCACTAGCACCGAGGCCAACTGTAAGCGTGTCGATCACTACCTTACCCGGCCCACCCGTGGTAGCCTGCGCTCCTGGTGTGATCGTGATGCTACCACCAGCACCCGACGTTACCCCATCAGCGGCCTTGATCGTGATGCTTGCCCCAGCCCCAGAACTTGCGCTATTCGGCTGAGACAGCCCTTCTGCCACTATTGCTGCAACAGTGGCTTTACCTGATGGTCCACCCGATGGCGTGACGGGTAGCAGGTCAGCGTCAGCCACTACGCGGGCATCTAGTTCGTCAATCCGTTTGCTTGCCATTTACCTACTCCGTCACTGCCAGATTAT